TTAATGGAGTTTGTTTTGCTGCTGGATGAGCTGTTGAAGCTCGTGCAGGTCATCCGCCAGATAGCTGAATACAGCGGCGCAGTAGCTGTCTGACAGCGCGTGGCTGCGTTCATGCAGCATATTGATGTGCATGATTTGCGCGACGCGTGATGCGCGGAAAAGTCTGCGGTTGATTTCAGTCCGGATGTGACGACGCGCAGCGTATGCGCGCTGTTGTTTGCGGTTTGCCATGATGTGGCCTCTATGTGTGTAAGTTTTGAAAACTCACCATCCAGAGGTCTCAAACTCGGGGTGGTGAGACGTACAGGGTTGAGACTACCGGCAAACATAGAACCCGGCCCGACCGAAGTCGGCCCCGTACGCCCCACCATAATTCGTGTGCGAAAAAGATGTGGCGATACAGTACGCACAAAAAAACCGCTGGCGCGGTTGTGCGCTATGTTTGTCAGCGGGCTCAAACCCGGCACCCGTTTTATGAGGTGCAGCGGAAATGTAACCTGACTGATTGCGACATGGCAAGCGGTTTTTTTGTGTGTGCATGATGATCACTCAGTTCGGCAGCAGTTCGTACAACAGGGCGTCGGCGGCGGTCCGGCGGTTGTAGAGGTGAAACGCCGTATCATCGCTGATGTGCATTTGCATCGTGATGTTGATGTGTTTCGCGATCATGCAGAACGTCATGTTGCGTCTGTCGCGTAGCTCCGTAACCAGCTCAGCCAGACGATCGCTGTATCTGGTGCAATGGTGGCTCTCGCCGCATTTCTTAAGGCTGTAACCCCGTTTATGCAGTGTGTACCTCACGGTGCACTCGCTGCATCCCGCCTTCCGGGCCAGTTCCCGTGCGGTTTTTGCGTGACGGTTTTTGATGAGAAAGGCGATGGTTTCTGCACTCAGCGGTGCTTTTTTCTTGCGACCAATCAACCCGCGATTACGTAAAAAAAGAATCCGGTGCATAACTGCGCTACGGGTTCGCTGAACTCGTTCAGCCATTTGCCATGTGTTGTGGTCCGGATAAAGCGAGATAAGCAGTGCGTCTTCCTGTTGTGTCCATGGGCCGGTGTTCTTCGGTGCTTTACCTGGTGCCCCTGTTGGTTTCAGAAACATGATTTGGCCTCCTTACGGCTTTCCGGTGTGGAGATGATCAGATTCAGTTTCAGGGCGGTGGCGTATTCCTCTTTTGCCCCCGGCGAGTCCTCCCAGCCATCCAGCAGGTAAATCACATTGGCGCAGTGCAGCATGGCGCTGCCGATAAGCATGTAGTCCCTGTATCTCAGCCCGTCAGGGAGTGTTGCGGGGTTGAGTACGGTATGGCCCTGCATCCTCAGGCGGGTCGCTGTCATGGTGAAGGCGGTGCGGTTGAAATCAGGCTTTCCCGTCATGGGGCCGGCGATATAGATAACGGTCATTACATGATCTCCGTGGTGGGGTGTGGAGCGTGAAGGGGAGACGGCCAGCCCACATTGACGTCCCGGAGCTGGCTTTTATGGGCTGGCGGATAAACACCAATTACCTCTTTTGCCTGCTGGCGTGCGCTGCTGCTGGCAGCAACAGAGCGGCGAACGCTCAGGGTGTGCAGCTCAAACGAGGAATAGATTTGCCGGGTTTCGGTGGTGTCACTGTTGGAGACCACTGGGCGGATACCGTAACGCTGCCAGGCGTTCATCATGAGCGCCGCAAGGTCACGGTGGTCTTTACGGGTGAATGCCCGGCCGTTGTAGTGAGTGAATGCCTCTTTACCGTCCGGCGGCAGGTAGGGCGGATCGCAGTAAATGGCGATACCGCCGTGCACTGAAGAAAAACGGCGGATCTCAGCCGGCATTGTGAAGGCTGTACGGAAATCCGCGTGAATAAAGCGGGTTCGTGTCTCGCGGGCTTTATCAGCAAACAGGCGCATTTCCTGATCGGGGAAATAAGGTGTGCGGTGTTTGCCGAATGGCACATTGAATTCGCCTTTTTGGTTGGTGCGGTGCAGGCCGTTAAAGCAATAGCGGTTCAGGTACAGAAACAGCGCTGCCCATTCCAGGGATTCGCCGCGTAATCTGTCGGTGGCCAGCGCGATGGTGTTAAATGCTCCGCGATGGCGTTTGTAGGCTTCCGGTGTGCCGCCATCCTTAAAGAGCGACCATGCACGATCCATTAATTCCGTGGTGTTGGTCGTCAGTTGCTGGTAGAAATTAATCAGCGCGGGGTTGCTGTCACACAATACGTAATGGTCGTAATCCGTATTCATGAAGACAGAGCCACCGCCCACGAAGGGTTCGATCAGGCAGGCGGCTTTGGGTAAATATTCGCGCAGCTGCGGCATGATACTGAATTTGCCACCCGCCCATTTGAGCGGTGAGCGCTGGTTCAGAACACCTTTCATGAGTCACTCTCCGGTTTTTTTTCGCGCGTGAACAGGGTGGGTTCGAGCGTGATTTCGCGCCGGATATTGCGCACACGCAGCTGCGTACCGTCGTTCAGGCAGATCACGCGTTCATCGTCCGGGCCGGTGATGTTGTCCAGCAGCGAACGGTCGGGATTGATGTGTCGCTCTCTGATGCGGTACTGGTCGCCGGTGACGGTGTTCTCGCACAGAATGCAGATAATGGCGGGTTTCATGCATCAGCCCTCCACTGTGACAACATCACGACGTGGGTGAAGGTGTACCGCCAGTAGGTTTCGTTTTTGGGGTTTTCTATGTGGCAGGTGTCCCGCATGAATGCAAAGAGTTCGTCGCGGGGATGGTTTTCAGGGTTAAAGCCGTCCCTGACGGCCACTTCATCGGTTATCTGGCGGCCCTGTATTACACCGATATCGGCAATGAAGGCCACGGCGAACGGCACGGTTTCGCCGTTCTTGTTTTCTGTGACCAGATGAATGTTGTCATACTGCCGGTAGGGCTGTCTTTTCAGGAGTCCGGCAAAGTCTGATGCGCGGGTAAATGTGGTTCCCTCCTCAAAAACCAGGGTACCGCCGGCGCTGTAATCGGGAAGAACGATGTTGCGGGTCAGGGTGTCTTCATGAAAATATTCTGCTGACTCCTGGCCCGCCTGGTAGCAATCAAACCCCGTCGGGCGAAGGGATGTGGTCTTGCGTCCGTTGCGGAATGCGTCAATAAAGCAGGGCTTAAATTTCATCTGTAACATCGTCTTATCCTCTTCACGTATTCGTTATGGTTAAGCAGTACCCATGTCCGGCCTTCGTCCAGACTTAACAGCCGGTAACGGTACATGACGTTGATGACGCGGGCGGTACCCGTTCCAGCCGTCGCACGTGTGACCGGTCCCCCTTCAGCAGGCGACGGTATGCCGCCCTTGCTGCCCGCTCCGGCTTTCCCCCTGGCTTCATCCGGTTTTTGCGGTGTCGCGCAGGGATAATCAGCTTCATTTGTCGGGGGTTATTTCCAGGTTTCTGGTCTTTACCCAGCGGTCTTCCTCGAAGGGGGAATCGAAACGGACGAAAACCCGGTCAATGGCGGGGCTACTGGTGCGGGTGTCAACGACCGTTCCGCGTTGCTGCGGACTGTTTTTCAGACATACGCGGGTCCCTTTGATGAATGTGGTGTGGCAGGTGTGTTCAGCACTTTCCTTTGCCGGGTCAGCTGCTGTCTGAAGGGTGGCAAGCTGATTTCTCAGACAGGTGTTTTCCTGTACCACCTGTTCAATTGCGTCTGCGGCGATAAGGTGAGGCTCCACTGACAGCACCATCATCGGGTTGTCAGTGTCAGCCATCATTGCGGCGTAGTTGCGTAAAAACATTGCGCCCGCAAGGGCTTTATCTTTGAGGGTGAGTGTCGGATTAATCATTTTTATTTCCCTTATTCAGATTGTGCGAATCCCGCCGCGTGAGCGGTGTATTAACGAAACCGGTTAATTAACTAAAGAGGCGGCGTGCTTTACGCTCTACGTCTTCTTTGTGCTGAATGAATGCGTTGTATGCATCCCGTTTTTTTTCTGGCGACGTCTGTCGCGTATTTCCCGCCATGTATCAATAAGTGTCAGTATGCAGATGGCAAAAAACATTGCGGCTGCAATCAGTGTGATAACAAATAACGACTCCGGTACACTGAATGAATAACTGAAATTCATCGTGATTACTCCGTAATTATTGCGGGTTCGGGAACCATGCCATCCGTTAATTGTTTCGCCATCCGGTTAAGTTCTTTAAGGTCCTCGCTGGCTCCCGTATCTTTTGAACAAAACAGGGTGTTGCGGACGCTGAATATTCCGCACTTCATTACTTCGAAGTGTGTTTTTCTGGCGCGGGGATTAATTTCGTTATCGAAGTAATATCCCTGCAGAAATTCGTTTACCTGTTCTGCTGTGTGTTTTCTCATAACGGAGTCCTCGTTAAAAATAACCGGTGATAAACCCGCTGTTATAACTCAGCCTGTTTAATAAAATTTTCTCCGTAAAGAAGGCGATCAACTGTGCGTAGCGCTTCGTACAACGTGAAATCCTGCCCGAACTGATTGTCGCCGCAGCTCAGAGCAAAAATGCGGTTTCCGGTAAACGGATTGCGCGGGTATTTGTGGACCACTATTCCAGCTTTCTCAATCATCCAGGTATGCTCGCCAATTTGTTTTACTGTATGGCCATCTGGCGTTGCGTGCGTCTCGCTCAGGCTGTAGCGGATGTTGCTGCGTGATGCGCTGGTAGCGAAACGGTTAGCTTGGCGTTCCGTTTCGGTGCGAAAATTACGGCGTTGCTTCAGCATAAAATGACACCTCGTTATTTTGTCATCTGCACGTATTTCTCTGCGCTCCTGATTGTTTTCAGGAAAATTGCGAAGAGATTTACTGTGCGTCTTGAGTTCTTTTTACCAGGTGTGAGGGGAATCGAACCTCTGTCAGCCTGTCTTTTCACTGTGTTAACAGCTTGGTTGGTACGCTTTGCGTAATCTTTCAGGCTTTCTTCAAGTATTGGTAATCCATGCTCATCGCGGTATGGGTAGAACGCCGCTAAACGCTCAACGTCTTCCTGTTCGTATGTATTCAAGACCTCTGCCATGATGTGATAACCTGTTCTATCTGTGGTTATTTGTTACCAAAAAGTCGTCGGTAGACTACTTTTGATGTTAATTTAGTCGTCTGGAGACTGCCATGTCAAGTGGGTATGAAAAAAAACTGAAAGAGATACGGAAGAGTGAAGGGTTAACTCAAGTTGAGTTTGCCGATGTTACCGGGATAAATCTCGGAACCATAAAGAATTATGAGAGTGGCAAAAGAGAGGTTGGTTTAAGCGTTGTCGATCGCGTAATTAATTCTAAAGATTTCGAAAAGTACACAATGTGGCTTATGACAGGAAAAACAAATGAGGCTGCGGGGCAGATCAGCCCGGCTCTCTCCCCTGATGGGTACGATGTCACATCTCGTTCACAAAGCCCCCGCAAGACTGGCACACAGCCCGGCTAATCATGGAACGCTGGGGGCATGGTGGTCTTGTAACGCCGGGGTTTCACGAATGAGCATAAAATCAATTCCGGGAGGGTATCTTCTTGACATGCGCCCTGAGGGGCGTAAAGGCAAACGCATTCGCAAAAAATTTAAAACGAAATCGGATGCAGTTTTATATGAGCGGTGGGTGCTGGCGCAACAGCATAACAATGAGTGGAAAGGAAACTCCATTGATCGCCGTCCGCTGTCAGTGCTTATTGACTTGTGGTGGAAATACCACGGCCAGTTAATGAGGTCAGGGCATAACACGCACCTTAAATTGCTGCGCTTGAGTGAGGCAATGGATGACCCGTGCGTGCATAAACTTAATACAACGATGCTCACCGAGCTGCGTGTGTACAGGATAGAGCAGGGGATACAACCCAGCACCATAAATCGAGAGATTGGGGCGTTAAGCGCGATGTTTACCGCACTCATCTCATCCGGCCATTTTCTTAACGATAACCCCGTTCAAGGCCTTAAAGGAATGAAGGTTAACGAGCGCGAAATGGGATATCTGAGTAAGTCTGAATGTGTTCAGTTGCTGGATGCACTGGCTGAAAATCCCGATGAACGGCTGGCTGTCGAAATCCTTCTGTCGACCGGGGCGCGATGGGGCGAGGTAGAGGCACTGGAGCAGCGTCGCGTTCTTCATTGCCGAATCACGTTTTCAAAAACAAAGAACAGTAAAAACCGTACCGTTCCTATCTCTGAAAGCCTGTTTGAGAAGATCAAAAAACGGGGCGGAAAGCTGGTGTTTCCAACACTGGATTATCCACTGGTTCGTGATGTTATCAAAACGGTCGCACCTGATATTCCTGACGGCCAGGCTGTTCATGCGCTGCGCCACACCTTCGCCAGTCATTTCATGATGAACGGCGGCAATATTCTGACGCTCCAGAAAATTCTGGGGCACGCAAAGATTCAGACAACGATGATTTATGCCCATCTTGCGCCGGATTACTTGCAGGATGCGGTGAGGTTTAATCCCTTGGGAGGAATGTAACTATGGAAATAAAAAAACCTACAAAAAAAGAGTTATATGACTATTTACTATCGAAATATATAGAAGATAAATGCAAAGAAGAAGCTGATGAAATCAATAAGAAGTCGATGAGTCGTGTCAAAAAACATAAAGAGCGGCTGATGGAGATTACGCCAGAAATCTTCTTCCGTTTCTTGTCTGAGAAGGGGGTCTCCAGTGTCTGCCCTTCATGTGGATCGTCGCGATTATCTGTTCCTGAAAGTATGGATCTTTGCTGGGATAAAAATAAGAAACCAGAAAATTTTAACAACCTACCCCTGGAGGAGCAGAGTGAGTTAATTAAAGAGAACATAAAGCATTATGTATCTTATACTTTTTTGGGTGATGTTAAGAGCATACCTGATATGCGCAAAACTTATTACACGCTGCATTGCCTGAATTGTGGTTACCTGAGCCTTTATCGTACGTCTGCGGTGCTGAAGTGGTTGGAGAAAGACAAAGCGCAGGATGGTGATAATGGGTAATGTAGCAAGAAATCTTTTCGGTAATTCAGCAGGTAGTGTGTCGCATTCTGAGCGTGATGTGCTTTATCATGGTGGCGATGGCGGCAGTAGTGGAGGCGGAATGTCAGATAAACTTGAAAGGCGAATTGAGCGGCTCGAAGGTGATTTATCGCTAACAAGAAACGACCTTGCGACGCTTGCTGAACGCACTACAAACCTCTCAACTAAAGCCGATGTTGGTGAGGTGAAAGGTGAACTCAAAGCAGACATAGCACATCTGAAAGGTGCTCTTGAATGCGATATTGCGAATCTGAAAGGTGAGCTTAAATCTGATACAGCTCACCTGAAAGAGCAGCTCAAATCAGACATTAACAGCCTGAAGGGTGAGCTTACCGAAGCGATGGATAAACGCTTTGACAAGATTATGGATGAGATGAATCGGCGGTTTGACAAGGTTGATGATAATACGAAGTGGCGTTGGAGTGGCATTATTGTGCCAGTATGCACAACCATTTTCACGGCGGCGGTTGCTGTATTTGTTGCTAAATTTGTTGGATGA